CTATCTAACTCTTTGTTAAGTCTATTTGCTTTTAGCTTTAGTGTTGCATAAGCCACGACTATTTTCTTTTCGTCTTGCTTTAGCTTTTTTGCTGTTTGCATTTTTACCTCTTTGTTAAGTTATGTATTTTTATAAATACCTCTAATTAATACATCTTATGTAATCTTATGCAACAAGTTATTTATCTTTTTTTTAATTAAGTTTATTAGGTCTAGCAATAGTAGAACTAGCATTTAATCTAAATCCCATACTTTAACAGTTATGTATTCGGGCATATCTTTAGCCCATTCGGGAAGTTCCTGCGCTGTGCCGTGCTGTTCTTTAGTTTTATCTTGTTTCTTTTTTCCACCACGAGAACGAGGCGAGGCGACATTGTCGCCTCGCATATTATAACTATCGTCTACCTCGCCCTTTTGCATTAGCTTGGTAAAATAATCTTTAGCCATTACCAACTACACCAATATTCAACGACCTTTTTTTCGTTGATAGCTTGTTCACAGAATTTCAAGAACTTGATATCTTGTTCCTTGTACTCCTTGACGCTTTCCTCTTGGAACTGTTGCCCCCAGAAAAATCCGTCTTCTGCATGGTAATCCTTAAAGCCCTCTTGTATTTGTTCGGCTAACTCTTTCGCAACCTCTTGAGTTATATATACAGGTGCATCACAATCAGAATTAAAACCTAAATGTGAAAGCGACCCGTCATGCTCATGGTGTGAGTTTTGTTCGTCCCACTTCTTTGCCATGAACTGTTGAAGTCTTGCGTGTTTTCTCCACACAAAAACATTTGCTTTATCTCCGTAATCATCATCAGAGTAATATTGTTCCCAATCTACTTTCTGACCTCGAAGGTGTGCGTGTTGATCTAGTCCCATAACTTTTCTCCTTTGTTGTTTAATCCTAATGTCTTATCGTATCTTATATATTAATGCAACAATTATCTTTTAGAATTATTCTAAAGTAGAAACCTAACCATTTGCTTTTCCAAAGCAGTTTTCACCAGCGTCCCCATGCCCAACATCGGTAGAAACTGGTACCAGCACTTCAGTTAACGAGCGAGGTCAAAAGGCACCTGCTATAACGAGAACGAAGATCCCAGTCACCAGCCACATTGCATCGGGGAAAAGGATAAAGAGCAGTAAGTATAACGAGAGTACGCTCACGCTGCTGGGGTCTGCTGCAGCAGCTCCTGGGCCCGCACTTCGACTGCCCACCAAACGAGATCATTGACTAAATGTTTTAACGAGCTGGGATCTTTGGATATGTGTTGAAGAAACTCACCGTTCTTCAGGCCAGAGTCATTTGCGTGGTCCTGGACCAGTTGCCAGATCTCCTCCTGATGGTGATCATGAAACGAAGTTGTTTCATCGTAATATATAATACCAGCAACGCCTCCGCTGCATCCGTGTTGGGCAATGTCTGAAATTAATCCTATATCCTGCTTCTGATACTCAGCGAGGCATTCCTTGATGCTTGGCATTAGAAACCATTCTTTAAGTTCATCAGTCATCCTTCACCTCTGACTCTTTCCATGTATTTCCGTTTGCAAGGCAGCGCGTGCCCCGCGCACCGGTCAGTGCGTATACTTTGCCTGGTTCAGGTTTGTTGGCCTCTTCGACATCCGTGTAGGGTACCGACTCTTGAATAGCTTTCTCTTTGTCTTTGTTCATCGTTCTCCTTTGGTTAACGAACTATATATAAGACACGATGGGATACCTGTCAACCCCTTTCTTTGATTTCTTTTAATCTTTCTTCAAACGACCATTTCTTTTCATCGGGAAGTTCTTTTACCATCTGTGTTGCCAGCTCCTGAAGGTCAGTCACCTGATGCTGGAGCTCATCTACTCTCTTGTTGTACGAGCGAGATTTGTTTTCTCCTCGAACGAGATCGAGGGCATCGAAATCTATTGCCATTGTTTCTCCTTTGTTTAGTTTGACCATACGACATCATGGGATACAGGTCAAGTAAAAGTTTTTTTGGATCCAGGCGCAGACCCATCAGGTTCCGCTGCCTGGGCGGACGTTGGCGTTGAACGAGAACGAGGTTTGCTTGAAACGAGAACGAGAAACGAGATCCTGCTGCTGGTCCCCAGGCCACCAACCTAACAAAGAGGGAAAAAGTTGGTGGCCAGGGCACGAGAACGAGAGCTACGCTGCCTCAGGACTGGATCCCAGCTCCGTTAGCATCCTGCGCTGGACCAGTGGCCATTGTAACGGGAACGAGAACGAGGCAAAAGGCACCAACGAGCGAGCATCAGTAAAAACGGACACCGGTCTGTACAGTTTAAGAGACCTTTGCAAGAGGGTCTCTTTGCAGATAATAACTTTACCACCTGCCTTGATATATTTGTTGATCCAAACAATTTGCCACTTATTTAGCTTGGGATAACTTAGTGAATCTGATTTCAATTCTAACCAAAATACTTCGTTACTCATCACAGCGTGAATATCAGGAATACCGTTAATTGTGCTAGATTCTACGCGGGTTAGGAAGCAATCAGTCAGTCCTTTTTTTATCTTTTGCCATAGCCTAGTTTCCCCGTTTTTATTAGACATGATTAAGTAAGTTATTTATATTTTAAGTTTCCTAATTGATTTAATTACAGCTGTTGGGATAATAGTTGTTGCACCAATATTGTCAAATGTTGGTTTATCTTTTGACTTAATATAATCACTAAATATTCTAGTAATCCCATTCTTTTGACTTAACAAATAACCCTTTGACACACATACAGGTAATTGTTCTTTACTTAAATCTTTTGTGCTAGACCAACCAGCATCACCTTCGATATCAAGCCATTCTATTTCAACAAATGGATAATCTTCAATAATGTTTCCGAGATTTTTAAAATCAAAGTTAAGAATTTTTGATTGTTGTCGCTTTCTTTTAGTCATCAATCTCTACCTTAATGTTACCAACTGAAGTAAACATTGTAGAGTTATGAACTTGGTTAAAAACGTTTAACCACTCAGACCAGCTAGCCTTCTTCAATTGCTGTAACGTTTTCGGACTCAACTTCGATCGTTTTGGCATTGAAACCATCGATCTTGTTTGATAATTCCTTAAGCTTTTTTTCAAGTTGCTCACGTGACATACCCTCCAGACCACTAACAGTTACTTCTTTACGATCAACATAAGCTCCAGCCAATTGACCGGATCTATACTCAGCGTTAATAGCAGCAGCGAATTGTTTTTCTTTCTCTGCTTTGTCAGCAATTCTTTCTAACCTTTTATATCTTCTAAGGTTGTCACTTGTGTATTTTTTTACTTCTCTTTCAAACAACTTATCAAAGTAGTTTGCTATATGAGGACTGTGTTTTCTAGATAACATTCTAGATGCAACAGATCCATAATCTTTTTCATTAGTACAAACATAGCCTGCACGTTTAAGAGCTTCAGCTTGTGTTATGCTACCCCAATCAGCAACATAGATTTCAACAAACATTTTTTGTTTTGGAGTTAAATCTAATTCAGTTCTTAATGATTTCTTTTTAAGTCCACCAGGCATTACTTTCTACCTTTAGGTTTTTTTGGTGTAAATATTCTTCTCACTTCACCTCTTGCATAACTATCAGCAGATGTATGAGACATATGTATTTTTGCACTATCATACTCATCAGTATATAGTTTTTGTTTTTCCTTATTTCCAGGGAATAGTTTTTTAACTCTATCCTTAGCTAACATAAATAATTGTTTTCGCATATTTCTATTATATAGATTATTTCATCGTAAAGTAATAGCCCCAAAAAGTTTCGATAGCGTTCCCGCAAGAGTGGTGTCCCTTAGGGACACCACAGGGACACCACAGGGACAGTACTAAATTGATTAGAAGTGTTGGTATAATTGAATAATAGTCTACAGGGACAGCAGGGACACCTCTTTTACCCCCGGGGGTACTTTTTATTGCTCAGGGGTCTAGATAATCTATATAGTAAATATTTCCATTGTCCGGTATCCGTTATTCTGATACAGTTCAGCTGTGTTCATTCACAATTGGTTAATTACTTCTGGAGGTTTTTCGAGGAATTGCTCCCTATGTTTTCCTCCAGGAGTCAAACACATTCGACCCCCATGACTAGTCCTCTAATCTTTTTAAATTCTCTTTCAATATCAATTTCTTAATAATTCTTCTTTCTTCCTTAGTATTACACTCCCGATACCTCTTATATAAATCTCGATACTTAATCCAGGATACCTGTAATTTCGTAAAAAAAATTTTTCCACTATCTACCATTTTCATATACTCACCACGTACAAACTCAGGATCCATGTCAGCACCCCAACATATGTCTTGAAATTCTATACTATTACTAACAAACCACTTATGAGAATCATGCTTGTAATATGTCTCTTTCTTAAAACCAGATGGATTTACAGCGTCCTCCAACGCCTGGACAAGTATTGCCTGAAACAATCGCTGTTCTGCAAAAGCTTTAGGTTTTACAATCTCTAAACTCAATTTAATGCCCAAAAATTTGAGTAAGCTGGGAGCACAAGTCATAGGCTTTCTTCTTATCCATTAAAAAAGTTTTAGATTTTTTATTTCTTGTAACTCTAATAGATTTCTTCTCGTACACTCTGAAATACAAATTCCACATGCGCTCAAGGTAGTTCATTCTATCCTCACCTGTCATCAGGTCCAATAATATGATTGAATCTTTAAGTAATCCCCTAGCTTTTTTGGTACTCATTTGCATAACCACGATGCGGGAAAAGATATCGATATGGAAAAATTACACCGTGGTTAAGCATTTTTAACAACCAGAGTTAAACCTTTAGCTTTCGCTACCGATTTACGTCCTGATCGCCATCTATCCTCGATTTTGTCGAGAAAAGAAAGACTGAAATTTCCTAAACCAAAGTCATTTCCACAATACAACTGAAACATTAAACTTGTTAACTCATCATACGTCTTCTTATTTGGACACACCATCACTAGCTTGTCCAACGCATGGTTTAATGCTTCTTCACTACTTTTCTTAATAGCTTTGCCCACAAATAAATCCTTAAATTAAAGTTAAATTTGAGTTTCGTTGTTCTATGAAAATAAAGTGTTTTGAAAGCCCCACTTATTTCATTTAGGCTTAGGAATACTATTTAATTAATAACTATTTATTGATCTAAGTCAAATAAAAAAGGGCCACTCTCGCGGCCCTTATCCAACATCAGTGATGTTTATTATTACTTCAAGAGTTTCTTTCCTTGAGTCAATAAATTCTCTTTCATCTTAGGTTCAGCAACACCTTCTTTTTTAGCAATCTTTTTTATAGAATCGCTAACCATTTTTTTAATCATGTTGCCTGGGTTTCTAAGGCCATTTGCACCCATTGCCCTAATAATTGTGTATGATTCGATATCAACAGCAATTGATTTCCATTTGTTTACGTCCATTGTTTCT